AATATCCTTATGACCTAATTTTGCAATCTCAAAAACTTTCCGTATTATTGCAGTGTTCAAATCATTCAAGCAAGGGTGGAGATAGACCGCCCTCGAATCCGTAGGCGGATTTTTTATGTCTATCACTCAACACATGATAAACGCATGCGGCGTGTACCCCCGTCCTTAGTTGTAATGGCGAAAGGAACCCTTGCTTGAGGATTTGAACAACGGGACAGGCACGCCGTTTTCTGTGTCTAAGAAGTTCAAAAATCAAGCATTATGGAAAAAAAACTTACCGCTCCCACTATCGAGGAGCAAAAAGCAATCATCCGCGATTGCCTGGAAAAAACTGCTTACATTCGTCAAACCATGGCCCGGCTTTTTCCCAGGATAACCCTCAACGGAAATCCCGGATATACCCCTTCTGAAGATTGTGCCCTTAATATTTACGAAGATTACACGGTTTCGATGTCCAATGACCTGGCCACTATTTACGGCCATCTTACCGGAAAGGAGGTAAGCCATGAATGACGCTGTTTTCAACGCCCGGTTACAGGCTGTCGAATCGGCTTTCCGGCATCTGACAGAAATCCGTCTTGAACTGGAACGGGCAGGACTATGGAAACCCGGCCACCACTATGACCGTGCCTCTGATTTTTACCAGTTCTTCCTGGAGATATCCAACCGGTTGTCACAACTTTACCTTGATAAGGAGGAAGACCATGAATAAAAACAAAATACTGCAATACGTCACGGAGCTCCAGGAACTCCGCGACCGTTTCGTCTCCGAACTGTTTCCGGCAACGCTCCCCGTAGAGCATTGCCTGGTAAACTTTCACGAAGGAATGGATCAGGCAGTCGAGGCCGTGATGGCCGTGTATGCCGATATCATTTTGGAGGAAATTCAGAGCCGGAAAGCCAGGGAATAAAAAAAATACTATATTTGTAAGTACAGAAACCCCAAATAACAACATGGAAAGTTTGGACTGGAAAAAAATACTTTTCGTCACCTTGGGAATTACTTCATTAGTGCTGGTATTCCTCTGGAAATGGTGGTTGGGTATAATATATTTCCTGATCATATGCTACGGAGCCAAACGTGTTACTTATTCCTTACTTTTTATCCTGTTTGCTTTTATTGCAATACTAGGCCTTGTTTCAATATTCCTATAAAGCGTGACTCCGGTCACGCTTTTTTGTCCTTTCCTACTCCCTGACATTCTTATAATTTTCTTCTATGGAAAATCTGATCAGAAAACGCTTTGTCGGTCAGGTACTTCAGGAAGAAGGTGACCGGCTTATTAAAAATCAACGGGCAATCATGGAGAAACGCCTGCAATTTCACTCCGGACATCTTGTTAACCGGCGTCGATTAACCGTAACCAGCAACGAAGGCACAGACGGTAAATTATCCTTTTCACACATCAATTACGAACGATTCCTGGACATGAAACGAACTGTAAATCGCAAACGGACCACCGGAACCCGGGTTAAGCAAGGCTACCGGATTCATAACCGCTTTATTTACGGAACTTATTTTTCTATTGCCCAACGCCTGATGTATGACTTCACCGATGAAGTAAAAGCCCATATTATGAATGAAATAAAATCTGAAAACAATGGCTAAGAAAATCGTTGATGAAGATATGGTCCTGAACATCATCATTAACGGTGACAAAGGACGGGCAGAACTGAATAAGCTGGAACGGGCAATAAAAGACTTGAGCATTGCTAATGAAGAACTTGCTGCAAAAAAAAATCGGGTCGAACAACGAATGAAAAAACTCGAAACAGCCGGGAAGAAGGACTCCATCGCCTACAAAAATATGGAAACAGAAGTCAGACAATTGTCTTCAGCAATGGATCGTAACCAACAAGCTATAGAGCAGGCCCGCCAACGAATGGAGACTTTACGCCGCGGACTTGATTTAACAAAAATGACAATTACTGATCTTCGGAGTGAAATAGCCCGTTTGACCAAACTGCGTAATACTGCAACTCCCGGTACTGAACAATGGAAAGCCTACGACAGACAATTAGCCCAGGTGGTTCATCGCTATGCAGAAGTAAAACGGGAAGGCGATATAACAAAAGGGGCCTTATGTAAAATGGCAGACGGAATCAATAAATACTGGAATATGGTTATCTCAGGCCTGGGATCTTTTGCCGGGATTTTTTTTAGTATAAAAGGAGCTGTCAGCAAATTTGTTGAATTTGAAGATATTCTTTCAGACACCCGGAAAACAACAGGATTAACCAAACGGGAAGTTCTGGAATTAAATGAAACCTTAAAAAGTATCAATACCCGTACCGGTCAGGAAGAATTACAAGGGCTCGCACGCATCGGCGGTAAATTGGGTATCGAAGGTAAAGCCAATCTGGAAGGTTTTGTCCGGGCTGCCGATCAGATCAATGTCACCTTAAAGGAAGACCTCGGAGGAGACACAGAAGAAACCATCCGGCAAGTTGGAAAGTTGGTAGATATCTTTAAAGTAAAAGATGATTTCGGCATTGAACAGGGCCTGCTGAAAGTCGGTTCCGTTATCAACGAATTAGGGGCAGCCAGCACTGCTAATGAAGGATTTATTGTCGAATTCTCGAAACGTGTAGCCGGAGTAGCACCATCGGCCGGAATCAGCGTAGACGCAATCATGGGTCTTGCAGCCACCCTCGACCAGTTCGGCCAGCAGGCAGAGGCCTCTTCCAGTGTTTATACCCAAATGATGGCCAATATGTTTAAGAACACAGCCACCTATGCCGATATTGCCGGAATGAGCCTCGGGGAATTTTCCGACCTGATGAACACCAATGCCAACGAAGCGTTTATACGGGTTTTGGAAGGGCTAAAAGGTAATAATGAAGGAATGGAAACTTTGGTCCGGAACTTAGGTGATATGCAACTTAACGGTGTAAGGGCAACCACTATCCTGGGCACATTGGCCGACAATACCGCTACACTCCGTTCACAACAAAAACTGGCTAATGAAGCATTTCGTGAAGGTACATCCTTGACAGATGAATTTAATATCAAAAATAATAACGCCGCAGCCCAGGCCGAAAAACAAAAGAAATTGCGCGATGAACTGATCCGCGATCTGGGTGAGAAACTCCAGCCAATTCTGGTAAGTGGCAACAGTCTGATGACTACAGGATTAAAGACACTGAATACCTTAACCGGTTTCATGCTGAAATATGGTGCAACTCTGGTAAAAATAACCAGCCTGATCGCAGCTTATGTAGTTACCGTAAAACTGGCCACCCTATGGGAAACCAAACTTAAATCAGCCCTGGATAAAAAAGCTATAAGCCAAAAACTGGATACACTCCTTACGGCAGCACAAACAGCCGGAACCCATTTACTCGCTACGGCAAAAGCATTACTAACCGGTAATATTAAAAAAGCGGTCATTGCTTTTAAAGCCTTCAGCCTTGCCATAAAAGCAAATCCGATCGGTTTGTTAGTAACAGCGGTCATTGCTGCAGGTATGGCTATTTACAAATTAGCCACCCGAACTAACGAAGCAGAAAAAGCCATGAAACGGGTTAAACAGGCAGAGGATGAATTCCAAAAATCTTTGGCCTTAGAGCAGATTGCTCTGGATCGGTTGTTTGGAACTTTAGAAGGCACGAAAGAAGGTACTGCGGAATGGGCTAAAGCCAGAAAAGCTATTACTGATAAATATGGTCAGTACCTTTCTGATTTAGGACTGGAGATTGATTCTTTAGAGGATGCCCGGAAAGCATATAATGCACTTTCTCTGGCCATCCGTGAAACTGCCATGGAAAAAGCAAAGGAACAAGCATCACAAAATGCTGCAAAAAATCTGGTAGATACCGAAGTCGAGCAAATGCGGAAAATCAAAGAAGCAATCGACGACACGTACAAGGATGCTCCGGCAAAAGCTGCAAAATACTTCCAGCAAATGAAAGCAGAACTTGAAAAAGGAGGTACTATGTCGAGAAATATGACAACAATCATGTTTAATGCCGGTATCGAAAAAAATATCGCAAAGCTTCAGGAGGCAAAAGATGCTTATAAAAAGGAAATGC